GCTCCTCCGTGAGGTCGTCTCCAGCGATGCGCTTGAGTTCCTGAATGGTCATCTTACGGATGTGTCCTGCGTACGTCAAGTCATTCATCCCGGGGTCTTCCGTGGCTGAGTGAATGAAATAGGCTGGGTCTACGTAGTTTGTGCTGATACCATAATTGGGGTCATTCTCACGCTTAGTCACCGCCATACCGCAGGTAACTAAGTCATTGACGCAGCGTCTATAGACACTGTGATTGAAGTCATTCCAATCCAGAGTAAGGCTCGTGGCAATCTGTGCCGCAATCTCTGATGTAATCTTTGTATTGGCCTCCAAGAAGATTTCAGCCTCTTCGGGGCTGTCTGGGATTGTTTCAACGTCAGTACCCACATCAAGGCCGGCAGCCGCTGCCGTTCTAAGCAACTCCTTGTTCTTTACGTTGAACTTCACCTCCGCCTTCTTGCGTTCCTTCTCTGTGATAGATAGGGGGTCCGTAGCCTCTACGTTCGGATAAGGATTCCTAGATAGAATCTTATTTACGACAATGCGCACGAACTTGGGGAGGATGGGTACGGGAGACCAGTCAATGTTCAAGAGTGAGCCGTCTCCATTGTTTGGGTCGAGGGAGTTTAGAATCTGCTTATAGATTGACGTATCCTGTGTACCGTTGGCATAGTTTCGTGACTTCTCAAACTCCTTCATTCTCTTCTTAAAGAGACTTCCGTTGTCTTCAGTGCCGCCCCACTGTTTTTCAATGGCACGAGCGTATCTTAGTCCATACTTCTTCTCGCCTTTCGCTTGAGCAGGAACTAAAGGGTCGGGGAAATTCCCGTATCTGTTATCTTTACTAGCCATATTTGGATGGATTGCTTTTGACCCAGTTTATGTGCAAATATACCTATTTTATTGGCAGTCAATTAGTTGCGCACTTTGTACCTACGGAAGAAGACTTTGTCGGACATATCAGCCTTCTGGGTCTCCTTCTTTACCCGCTGGGCCGCCAGTAGCGCTAGACCCGAAGATATGGTTAAGTCAAACTTGGTTCTGTTATCGATACGGTACCCAATCCAGTCCTCTAGTGTGCGGTCGAAATACATCTTGCCGTACTCTCCGGTGTTGTGATTGCTGCCTACGTGCTCGTGGATGAATGCCTCAATCGCTTGAGCGTGAGCCTGTATAACGTCCTGTGAGTTCGATGGGATACCTTTTGTCTTAACGTTCGCTGCCGCTCCGGGAGCCTTTAGGTGTTCGGGCCTATCCATAATGTATCCGTCATAACCACGGCTCTCGAAGTATCTAACGATACCGTACTTGTTGTTCTCTATAAGGAGTGGATAACCATAGAATACCGCAGCCATGAGTACGTCCTCATAGAATATTCTAGCGAGCGGTGGACGCTCTGCGTATTCAGCCACGAACATATTCGATGGGAAGTTCATGTTGAACTTGTTGAATATATGGCAGGCACCCTTGGAGCCTCTTCCGTCCATGGTGTTGTCAAGGTCATATGAGTCAACTCCACCGCAGCCTATATTGTCGTTCGATGGATACGTCTTACCGTAGTCCACTCTTTTTTTGTTTCTGAACTCCTCGGGGGGTAGCCACGATATCCTCCAGCGGCCGTTCTCGTCAGGGTTCCATATGACCTTTGTGTCCGGCGCTCCGTTCGCCCACATGAAGTTTCCACGGATAACTGGGTTTGGATACAACTCCCTGTTGTATTGCAACTGCTCGTAGATGAGGCCCACATTAAAGTGAGAACTCTTGGTCGAGTCACGGAACGCTTCGTCCTCCGACCATGGGAACTGACGAATGACCTCGTTTAGTTCATAAGGGTCAGAGCCTAGCGCTCTTCGTTCATTACTTAGATACGTTCTGGCACCGATGGTAGTTATGTCACCGTCCATGGTGAGCGTAGGCTTTGCGGGGTCTTCCACTATGGGGTTGCCGTAGACATCAAAGAAACCCTCAAGGGCCTCGTATGCGGGGATGAATATTCTATATAGACCGCTCTTTGTCCTGCCGTTCTCGTTTCTCTTGGTTGGGTCTGAATCAAAGTAGAGTTTGCGGTAGTTTGCACCGCCCTTATCCAGTGGGTTTACCGTGGAGCCTATCAGCGCCTTTCCGATAACCTTCTTACCAACGATAAGACACGTCCTATGGATACGCCATACCTCAGTGATATCCAGAGGATTCTCCCATTTACCGGCCTCATCCAAGTACAGGATGTGCAGTTTTTCACCGTCATACGCATTGCTTACAGTGTTTTTCCAGTTAATTATAGTGTCCAGTGCCTCACCTACATTGGAGGTCTTGTTTTTCTTAGTGATTCGCTTCGCTGGCTCCCTGAAGGCCAGTTCCATACGGGGGTTGGTCGTACCGTCCTGAATGGGTTTGAAAAAGAACGGATAGGAGCGGAACATCGGAAGCACCTTCTTCATGAAGATGTTCTCCTGTGCATCCTTACCGGTCTTGGACATCATACCCAAAATCTTATTGGATACCTGCGTACCTTCATCGGTTAGGATTGCTCCACTGATGTTCGTGTACCCTGAACGTCTACACTTGGTGTACACCTGCCCTAAACATCTTGGGTCCGCCTCACAGGCTGCGAAGTGTAGAAAAAGTCTCCTTTGGAACTCAAGATACGAGGCGTAACCGATATCCATTCGGCTCCATTGAAGGAGCATATAGTGTCTTCCCGTTATGTATGTCGGTGCTCCGTTGTTGTAGAACCACACGCCCTCACGTCTGCGCTTGAACTCTCGCTCAATATAGGTCGTGTACCGTGACCGGAACTCCTTGGGCTGCTCCGACCACTCGTCCATGGAGCGGATGCGGGCTAAGTCTCCGGGCATCTCCTGTCTTCTCCAGTGTTGTTTTTCTTTGGGTAGGTCGTTAAATAGAATCTCTGAATCCTCAGGAACCTTAGGTAATTGGATAAGAATGTCAGCCAATAGCATGACTTCTCCCTCCGTATCGTCAACGCATATGTTTACTACGAAGTCATCGTACCCCTTGATTTCCTTTAATCCAGCCATTACTTAGCGAATTTCTCTGCGAATCCTCCCGAGAAGTCACTGACCTGCTCCATGCAGCCACTGTCTCGTAGTGACCTAATCATCTCCTCCAGCCGTTGCCTTTCCTGCAACAGTTCACGAGCGTCTACTGCGGTCTGTTTGATGGACTGTAGTTCGGCCTTACGTGCGGAACCTGTGATATCCGGGTCAACGGGCTTCTTAATCTCCTCAATCATGTTGTTGATGGCGACCTCCATGGAGTTCATCAGCCGCTGGGCCGCATCGAGTGTAGTGAAACTAGGCTTTCTTGACATACATCAGGTCACTTATACGCATTCTCCATACCTTCTTGCCGTCAACGTCCATGGCGTAGTCGCTCTCCTTAGAGAATCCAACCTCGTCCCCAGCCTTTATGCCCAGTTCTGCGGTGGCCACGCTGTCGTATAGCAGAACACCCGTAGTAGGTGCCGCCTTGTCCATTGATATCACAAGACCTGAGGTTGAAACCTGTTCGTCCGTGTCGTATGCCTCAAGGAAAACCCACTCGTCCAACATATGCACTCCTATCTTGTTCTGATAGGCGTAGGCGTGTGAGTTATATCCTCCATTGGGGTCGTATAGGACCCTATAGATATCATCTCCCATCTTGTACTTGGATTCCAGCACCACGTGATGATGGAAATAAAGCGTGTCACCGGGATTTGCTCCCGTGTCGTACTTCTGTGGTACGGATACAATCTCCGCACTACAATAGCGGTTATTAAACTCATCGAACTTACTGTCTAGATACAGTTCAGTCCCTCCTACCGTAATCGTGTCCTTGAACTTCTTAGGTAGGTATACTAAGAAATCATACAGCGGTTTCATCAGAATCTACAATCGTGCTCGATAATGACTGGCATATTCTCAATGCGCTTCCACTTCATGGTCCCTTCCTCGCTCTCGATGAAGATGTCATACGACTTGGTCCCGTTCTTGATATAGTCTCTCTCGTCTAGTTCGATGGCTACCACCGTCCCTTCACCGGCCCTCATGCCGATGAAATACGCTAGGGCATCCTTTGGGTTGATGCCGATAATAATCTTTCGTATCATTTTAATTTAGTTTATATCACCGCCCATCCTCTTGAGCCAGTAATCAATTTTGCTTGGGTCATCTTTATCCTGCTGACGGTATCCCTCCGTTAAGAAAGACAGAATCTCGTCTAGGTCGTCTTCAGAATCTACGTTAATATGATAGGCTAGGTCCAGAGACGCATCGTCTGTTTCTGTGTCCTTAAACCACCCCACCGCTGAAAGCGAGAAGCAGTCATCCGTTAGCCCGTATTTAATGATGAGGTTATTTATGTCCTGTACTATATCGTAATACTCTCTATAAAACTCATCCAACTTATCTTTGTCTAAGCCCATTTCTATACAATTACATTCAACGCAAATATAATCCAAATGGCAAAGCGCTCTGGAGCGAACGGGCGGATGGACAGGGAGTTCTCTCTGCTCCCCGCTAGAAACGTTAACCGCAACTACCTCAAGTACTTACGTCACGTGACTAAGGACGCTCGTCAGAATTACGAACTGACACCTTTGATGCTACACTCTTTGTTTTTCATGTACGACCTTGAGTTCTTCACTGAGGAGTACCTGAGGGACAACTTCTCGATGATGAGTCGCATTAAGAACTACGAGATAGTTCTCTCTCCGCTGATTAAGTTGGGACACGTTGGAATATACTTCAACAAGAACTCCGCAACTAGTGAGACACGTCAGATGCTCAAACTGGATGGGGGTGTCGGGTATAAGGCTAGATACGCACTGACACAGCAGGGTCGCCTGCTAATTCAGCGGTTATATAGAAAACTGGAGGGTGACGAGGCTATTTACCTTGATGCTGACGCTTGACCTTGAACGGCATCTCTAGGCTCGCCCCCTTGTGTGGGACAAAATCGCCTGAGTGTGGCATCAAATAATATCTACCGCCCTCTGACATCCAATGATATCCTGATGGAGCCTCCACCATTACTTTGCTTTTACTTGCCTTCATTGTTTAATCTCTCTATGATGTTGAGGTTATTCTGCTGAATAGCCGCCCACTTGACTCCGTTACGGAAGTTGGGCCTCTTGTTGAGTCGCTTGTGGGATTGTGCCATCTTTTAGGTTGTTAATGTATCTAACTAGGTCCTTAATGGAGTAATAGAACACCACGTTGGTCACATCCCCATTGAAGTACTCATTGGAGTGCTCACGCTTGAATGCCGCCCACATCTCCGTGTATGGATTGTAGTGAAACAGATAATCTTGAAAGTGCTCTGGTCGCTTCATTATTTCTTAGACCTATTTCTTCTTTGCAGTATCATACGAGCCTCATCGTGGTCGTAGTCCTTACCGTCCCCGTTGCCGTACGTACCGGCCTGACGGTTCTTCTTATTTAGGAACGCACGATACTTCTTCCGCTCCTCCGTGGAGTGGTACTTCGTATCATACGCCTTCTTCTTCTCCTTCGCCTCAGGGTTGGAGTCGTAGTACTGCTTGCTTCTACTTGCTCTCATCGTTTTCGTATTGCAGATAGTCAGCCACTGACGTCAGATAATCATCCGCCAATGTAATCTTGCTGGCGACCCATGCGTCAACATCTACGGTCATATGTTTTTGGATACGCTTTAGTTTATCCATCATAGCGGTGACCTGAGTCATAGCCATCTCCATAGTCTCCGGGTTGTACATCTCAACCTTTCCACCGTGTTTATACTTACGTGCTTTCATCGTGTCATTCTTTTTGCTTTCTCTAAATCAGATACGGACTGTCTGTCTGAGATTCCGGGACGTACCTCACGCTCAATCTCCGTATAAGTCCTAACACCCTTTGAGTCGTTAAAGTTAGCCGTGGTTGTGGAGGGTCTTGATGGACCCACCTTAACGGGCGATGTAGGCTTACGCTTTCTTGCATAAGCGGTGGAAGCTTTTTCGTTCTCATTCTTTACCTCACGAACAGAACTTCCTGCTTCGTCCTCACCTCTGCTAACGCTCCTATATGAAGATGACCCATCACTGCTGACGGTTCTAGTTGACTCTGACTTAACGGACATCGGTAGGGTTCTTTCTCCTTTAACGGTTCCGGTAGTTTTTCTTTTACGTGCCTTCATTTTCTATACTTAGCCGTCTTCTTGGCTATCTTATTTGGTTGTGATACAAACTGTTTGCCTTCCTTGGTCCCCTCTCTCTTGGCTCTCGTTGTCGCAGCGTACTCCGCAGACGTGAGAGACTTAATGGCCTTCTTGGGTAGGTAACGCTCCCCGGTCTCCCCTGACGGCTTACCGCTCTTGGTACCCCAGTCCTGCTTCGTCCACTTGGAGAGTGAGTTACCGCCACCCTTTGAGCCTGAATATCCTCCCCCCGCCTTCTTGTAGATGGAGACAGCCAACTGCATGGCACGGGCTGAGTGCTTACCACCCATCCTCGCCTTCGCTTGGCTCTTCGCTCTCTCCCACAGACCGGGGTTGGTCTTCTTGGCTACCTTCATTTTTTCTTTTTCTTCTTCTTTATATATCTAGAGACATCGAACTTAACGAGTTTCTCCCTGTTGTCAGGACGAACCTCCGCCCTCAGCCCCTTGGGGTCCACTGGTCTACGTACCGCAATCACTTGTATAACATATAACGAGTCCTACCGTCCTTCTTATAGGCACGAAGAATCTCACCACGGTTGCCCTTGGCTGAGTAACTCACATGAACCCATTCTGGATTCTCCTGCGTACCGAACTCCCAAATCATCTGGTCGAACACTAGGTTCTCCTTGATGTAGTTGAATAACTTGGCGTTGCCCGTCTTCCCGGACATCTGGATGTCAACCGCCTCACCCTTACAGTGCTGGGACGTGACTGACCCCCCGATGGCCTTGTTAAGAGCGGGGACCCTAAGACCGCTGCTCACCTTGATGGGTTTATCGATTCCATCTCTGAGCGGTTGGAGTATCTTCTCTACCAATAACTGCAACGCAGCCAACTGCTTGGTATCAGGCTCATTGGAGATTCCCTTTGACTTGGCCGTGTTTGAAGCGGTTAACTCATTGAGAGTAAAGTTCTTACTTAGTTCCATAATGCAAATATACCGATTATTCAAAACCGTGTTTTGGCACTTGACTTTCTCATTTTTTTTCCGTAACTTCGCTTCACTGTGTATGAGCAGCCATCCTACGGCACACGTTTCACGTTAACCGAATAACAGCAGTAGTGCGTGGGCTTCCAAGCCCCAAGCACAACGTAGACACGAGAGCGATAGCGGTGACATCCACAGCGAAATACAAGGGGGAGCATTGTGTCCAGTCGCAGCGCTTCCCCTTCTTCTGTCATTGCCCCTGTTGTCAACCGCATACTCCCCGTTTTTTGGGGTTAGAAATATGTACCGTGGGGATAATTATACTAAGACGACGTCCGGCTCCCCAAACCGAAACGGAATCCTGACCCCAACCCCCTTGTTTTCAGATAGTTAGCATCAAACTTTTCAGCGTTTTGGGTTGGTTAGGCTACCTTAAACGTATTCATACCGATATCAGGTGGTTTTTAGTGGGGGAAAGTGGTAGATGTCAGGCCATCAATCCTCCCCTAAATTTCCTATACCATCTTATCAAACTTTTCTAGTTACAATTCGCATATCAGATTAGCATAGTATTCCCTTGGTTTCTATGGGCTTTAAATCGCATCTAATCGCTTCAAATAATAACATCGGTATTCGGTATCGTTTCCCTCCTTTTACTGCGTTAATCTTAAACATATGTATTCGCACTAATTCCTTTAAATACTGACATGAGTGCATCATTTAACTTATTGGTCTTCAGTTAGTTACGTCAGAATTAGTCGCATACCATTTCTTTAATCGGTTGATTTTCAGTCAGTTAACTCAAAACACCCCTTGAAAACTTATGGTACATCCTACCTTAACTCAACTATTTATCCTCTTTTTTAGTCACATCACCACTTTTTTTAGTCAATGTTAACTCGCTGACTATCAGGCAGTTACGCTTGATTTCCCTATATATACCTATTAGGGGGGAGGGATTTCTTTGGTGGGGCACTTGTCAGATTCGCCAAGTGTTCGTATACTTGTGCTGTTCAACGGAACAACGTTCATTTCTTTATCAGGTGAAAATCGAAACCCGGATGCGGATGCTGAGGGCAAGTAGATGAGTAGGTGGAAAAAGTCCCAAACGAGGATACATTAGATTGGCTGTAGGAACAACTCCTCCCAAATAATCTAAACCCCTCTTGTGAACCCCATACGATTCTAGCAGAGCGCCACGGCAACCTGCTAGTCGGGCGGTGGGGAGCGGAGTAGCAGAGCAGGTAGATTAGAGTAGGCGATGTAAGCGAAAATGAGCGTAGAGCGCAGTACACAGCAGGTCAATGAAAAGTAGGGAGGGCGGTTAACGAAGATACGAGCAAAGCCTAGTAGGCCGGCCGTAAGAAATCAAAGTTCAACGTAGTAAAGCGAGAGCGGCCGTGGCCGCCATCGTTACTTGTGAAGACAGCGACCAATGAACGCCGGCAGAACACCTGCGCAAATATCTCAATAATGTAAACTTGAAAACGGCATCAATCTCAACACGTTCGGTTGCAATCGGGCAATCGATAAAAGGTTGGCGCTGTTAGACCCAAACCCACAGCATATGCGGTATCGGGACGCTAGGCGTCCGCATCGCCAAAAGGGAGCAGGTCGTTAGTTTACTCTTTTCTTTTCTGCGGTTCGGCAACGTCCAATCGGGGGCTAGTGGTTCGACTCCACTGCGCAGACCTAATCCAACCAAAACAAAAACAACTAACTCAAGAGTGCAAGAGCATAACACGGCACATAACGACCATGGAAATTGGAATCAGCGAACTCAGCAATGCTATCAGCAAAGCAAATTGTTCTTCGGATGTTCTCGATGCACAATGTATCGTTTCACAAATCGAATTCCTTAAGTATATACTTGAGGATGTAAAAGATGAGCGCAATGAGCATGTGAGCATCGACAATCGTTACTCGTATCCGGGACATTCAAAAGCAATCGATGGATTGTTGAATATTCTCTCTTTGATGGAATCTAAATTGGCATCCAAATGAGCATGAGATTCTTTCGCAAGTTCAAGAAGGTAGATGTAGTCACCTACCAATCTATCCGTGCTATGTACGGAGATGAGCAAGTCATCTTCACATTCCGTGTGGTAAACGGACAGCGCCAAGGCGTGGCGCAAATGTCGTTCGTGCGACAATAAATAGAACATTAAGCACGAAGCGTGGGGCTACGGCCCCGGTTGTCTTACCTAAAACCCCTTTGTTATGTCAGTTATTAACATTCTTACCGGCCGTCAAATCATGGAAAGCCGTGCGCAATTCAATCGTCAGTTCGGCTTTTGGTTCGCACGTTCGGCCAATGCTATCGGATATAACTACGCTGATGAGGCAGGTGAAATTCGCAGCACTTCAATCCCTACAGCCATTGCAGAGCAGTACGAGATTAACATCCAAGAAAGCGTACACAGCAGTATGCTGTTAGAGATTGAGGGTTTCAAGTTAAACCGAATGCACGTACGTACCGAAAGTGAGCCACGCTTCCCGGAGAAAGCCCACGTGCTAGTTCAACTTCCTAACGGAAGCGTTGACATACAAGAACTCCCCGTGTACTTGAGTCGTTGGGCATCAAACGGCTATCGTTTCATCAATGAGGATGGCGGAGTAAGTTTGCTTAACTCATGCCGTTCGCTCATCGCTCAAGTGATTGCAAACATTCCGCAGTTAGTTATAGATGGCACGTACATCTATGAGAACATGGAAGCACGTAGAACACATGGCCCTACACCACAACTTAGTGGTTATCACGGCCCGAACCGAAGCACGGAATTATTACGTGACTCTAGCGTTGATTGGTTCGTAGGCATCGAGGTCGAGAAAGAAGACATGGGTGTCCGCAATCATTGTGCATACGCTAATTGTGACCTTGGTAACGGATGGATTGCCGAGCGTGATGGCTCACTTGATAATACCGGTTTCGAGGTAGTCAGCCCGGTGATGAATCTAATGGACACGGCATCCTTGTTCGCTGAGTATGACCGACTCGATTGGGTCATGAATGCGGGATATTCTCGCCGTTGTGGCGGTCACATCACCATCTCTCGCAAGGGAATGTCAACCGATGAATTGGTTGCTAAACTCATGCCATTCGTACCCATGTTGTTTTCCTTGTACGAGGGCCGATTGTCTAACGGATACAGCGGTGTCCAATCCAAGCGTGACATCGAGCACGGCTCACGTCGTGCTATTCATCGCAAGAGAGGAGGCGCTGTAGAGATTCGCATCTTCTCTGCTGTTCCCTCCTTGGATGGCATCAAGTTCCGCACAAAATTAGTTCAGTGGATTGCACGTGCTATTGACAGCGGAAAGTTCACTACCTACTCTGATGTTGCAGAGGCTATGTTCAGCGACAAGAAATTATTCAAATTGCTCAAGAGCCAATACGACAACACGAAACTGCGCCGCAAGCAGGCCTTGGTCTACTTGTTCGCAGGTTGCCTAGAGGACGTGAGCGCACGTAACTTCCTCAAGCAGGATGACCACGACCGAATGATTGAGCGCATCAAGAATGCGTACAACTCGATGAGCGTTTACGTTCGCCGGGAGGTACACGGAAAGTTCGGTGGTGCAACGATTGACAAGTCACTCGTTTAAGACCTACGTCCGTACACGTATTGGTTGGACAAAGGTGGTGTGGTACGGCACATCACCAACTCGTTTGGGCGAGTATAAATAGACATTAGGCCTAAAGCGGTGGGCGCTCACTATCACGAGCGCTCACGTTGTATTAACCACTTTATTTTATTATCATGACTCACTACGCATGGACTTATTTTGTTGGTAGTTTAACTGACGCACGAAAAATCGTAAACGAATGGAACGAAATAACGAACACCAAATGTTTTCAAATCGTCAACAGCGTCAAAGGAACGCATTTACTTGAAGGGTGCATCGATAAGAATACACTGAAAGAAACCAACATTGAAAATGAATTTGTAATTGCAGAACTATGAAAAGCAAAGACGTATCTAAACTTATGCTGAAAATCAGCATGACCATTTTTACTATCGGAATGTTCGGTTTGTTTTTTTGTGAAGAAAGCGAACTAATCGGTACGTTTATTTTGGGCGGAGCGTTTTCTAGCGCACTTGCTCTACTTGGTATCATCACTAACAAATAGAAATTATGTACAATCAAAATCAACTCGAGGCAATGTCCCTCCAAGACCTACGAAATCTAAACAAGACAATCGTAGAAATCATCAAAGCCAAGCGCAACTTGAGTGCGGCAGTCAAAAAGCAACGACTCATTATCGGTGACATCGTCACCTTGACTAGCCCCAAGTATGCAGGGCGTGAATTCAAAATCGTCCAAGTAAATCGAACCAAGGCAGTCATTACTGATGGCCGTGGCCGGTACACTTGCCCCATCGACCTTATTAAAGTATAACCCCTTAATTCATTATTGATTATGTGTATTGCAATTCTCAACCAACCCGGTTCATTCATCCCCAAGCATCAACTCAAGAATGCATGGGACAATAACAACCACGGCGCAGGTATCGCCTACGTTGACAAAGGCGCTGTGCGCTCCTACCACGAACCCGACTCATTCGACTCTTTCTATGAGGAGTACGAATACATCCGCACGTTATCCGACCTGCCCATCATGTTGCACTTCCGTATCGCAACGCACGGCAAGGGCAGTGATATGTTACACCCCCACGATGTCGTACCCGGACGTGTATCTCTTGTACACAATGGCGTTATCAGCGGACTAGGTGATGACAAAATCAGCGACACACGTGAGTACGCACAAATGCTAGGCAACTTCTTCCCGGACAGCGTATCGTTTCTCGAGCATCCGGGCATCTATGCGTTTGCTGTTCATGCGCTAGGCAACTCCAACAAAGTCATCTTGCTAGATTGGCGTGGTGACTACGAAATCCTCAACGACCACTTGGGTCACTACGATGCCGATGGTAATTGGTTCAGCAACAACTCCTACAAGCAACTCAATGGTTACGTGTGGGCAGGCAACAAGAAAGTATGGCGCAGTGGTACGTGGAAAGCGCAGACAAAATCTACTACCGCTCCTATCACCAAGACCCAAAAATCACTTTGGGAGGAGGAGATTGAGGCAGACGAAGCGGCACTTGCCGCATGGGAGAAGGACTCCGAATTTGAAATCAAGAACGATATCTCATCTTGGGATAACGATGGAATTCTCTAACAGCGGTGGGCTTCGGCCCTCCGCTTTTTTGTGTCCGGGCGTTCACTATCACGCTCAAAGTATGCCGAGCAAATTTATTCTAATTCAAAAATCATGAAGAAAATCTTAATTAACAGCAAAGCCATTTATACGGCCAACAATGGTTACACAAGTAAAGTAACCGCCAACTACATAACCGCAGATAAGCGGTGTTTAGGGAAACATAAGGTTTCCATTCGGTTCCCTTACGCAAAGGGAAATACGTACGTACCTATCGCTAACATTTCATTCATCGACTAACTATGAGTTACATCAGTCAATCCGGCGCTGACTTCTTAGAGATGTCAAACGCCAAGCGTTTAGATGAGAACAAACGCAAATTAGAATCAATGATTAAACTTCGTCAAAGCACGACAAAGTTTGCCTACACGTTCGACAAGGAAATCGAACATCTCAAGAGCGTAATCTCAAGAGCGGAGGCGTGGATTGCTAAAAACGGAGAGCCACCGAAGCGGTCATATGACATCTTCAAAGTTATCCGATGCCATGGCGAGGAGAGAAATGATGAAACTCGTCACTTCTTAGATGAATCCCAAGCGAGAGCATGGGGTCAATGTGCCGAGCATTACTATATCTTTAAGAATCAAGAACTAATCGATTAAGTTATGCTAACGGACTACGAAAAGTATCTCATCAAGAGATACACGAACCTAAAAAGGAACAGCGACAAGCAAGGCGCCTTTGAATTAAAGATGCTATGCAAAGACCAAGGTATGCGTGACGTAGTCAAGCAAATGAATCAAATAGATGACCAAACTTTAAATTACGAATTATGAAAATTGAAAATGCCCCAACCATCCAAGTAACCAAAGTAAAAGCATTCGATGGTAAACCTGACTTCTACCAGATGCACTACAAGGGAATGTTTGTAGCAACGGACGACAGAGATAAAGCAATTACGTTCTGTGCTAACGCAAAGCGGTGGTCAGAGAATCCAATCAATGTATTCATCACGGGTGACACCGACTTCATTAACGATATAAACTTTGAACTTGACTATGAGGAAGAAAGCATCTTATTTATTTGACCAAGTATCGGTCGGCCTATTTATCCTTTGCGTTTTGGCGGGGATATTCGAACGCAGCGGTTTATCGCTGCTTTTTTTATTGTCCGGGCTAGTGTTAGCCAAGTATTCACACAAAATAAATCAGTTATGATTACGAACTTTTCTCCAACGGGTTCAC